CCTTTACCGTACCCAGATTTCTTCTTAGGCATACCGCCATACATGTAACCCATCTTAGCTGCTACTTCTGGTGCTTCTTTCTTTAGAGCTTTCATTCCGGGATTCATCTTCTTGTTCATGCTTATTTCCTTTTTTCGCAATTACATTTGTCCATATCATCATTACATTTTTTGCATTTCATCTCTTGTTCTCCCTATACATTCTTATGCAATTTACGCAAGTATTTACTGTTACTAGTACTAATATCAGCACTTGCCATAAGGTCATTACCACTTAACCTTATCGGCCCAATATGCTGCACTCATTTTTCCTTTAGCTATATTCTTACCGTGTCTTGCTTTGAAGCTTTTACGTTTAGCTTTCATGCGGTCCGATTCACCTTTTTTTGGTTTACCAGCAGTTTTGGCTCCCTGCTCACCGAACCTGATGAGTTTAATTTTGTCACCTTCTTTGGCAAGCACTGCGTGGGATTTCGTAGGATGTTTAGGTGTTCTTTTAGGTTTATTGTAACCTTCAAATGTTTCTCCTCTATACTCAATAGCCATTAAACGTTCTCCCCATCTTCTACCATTGTAGGTACAAGAATACAGCCACCACGAGCATAGTGTCCTTTAATCAAAAAACTATTTCTTGCTTGTTCTGTATAAACTAAACATTCCTGCATTGTAGGATACAAATCCTCTGCATTGCTAAACACTATACAACTAGAAACATCAGCACTACTGCAAGCCATTACTAAAGATAAAAACATATTACTTATACACCGTTGACTTTAAGTATTCTAATTCAAGTCTTATTTTAACTAACTCTTTTTCTAATTGCCGAACTTTTTTTATATTTTCTTGAACGGATGCAGGTGGTTTCCATTCATCTATCCAATTATCATTTTCTTCTATTTCTATTAGCATCATAGATGTATCATGCTCAAGAAAAGTTAATCTCTCTATAATACCGAAGTATGCCCATACACTTACAGCAGTTGCACCAACTAAAGCTAACAAGTTTTTTAATGGTATAGTAAATTCTGAACTTTCAGATAACTTATTAGCCATTACTTCTGAAAACGCTCTACTTTAGGAAAAGCTTTACGCAGTATAAACTTAACGAGGTTCTTTAAGTGTTTATACACAAAACCTATTGCACTATTTAAACTATTAGCTGTACTTAATAAACTTAATAAATTCCACATATTATTTTTTCCCTGCTTTTGCATTACGAGGAAAACTTCTGTTTTTAGCTTTAGACACTACAGACAAGTTTTTCCTAGAGTTATTTTTTGTATTGCCATCCTTATGATGTACGTCTTTACCATCACCCTTTTTAGCTAAACCACCAGCTACCATTTTACGCCTAGCTTTCTTACGTTCATCATTACGCTTGCGCTGGGCAGGTGTGCCTTGGTAGTTCTTATATTCTTTTTTGTAGTTACGATGCGCCATTACGATTTCTTAGCTTTCTTCTTAGCTGTAGCACTTAACTCAGAAAAATGATATAACCTCTTACTAGTTTTACCGTGTGTCTTACCTGAATGCATTTGTCCATTAGGCATTTTATGCATACCGCCTTTATGCTCAGTACCATCTTTAAAGTAATGCTTTACACCTTTAGCCATTATGCTTTCTTCCTTTTAGCTTTCCAACTTATTCTAGCTGGGCCAGTTTTCTTTGCAGCCATCCTTTTAGCTGTAGGAGAACTTGCTTTACTTGCAGGTCTACATGCAGGGTAGGCTCTAGACTTATCTTTTTTGCCACTACGCCCACACTTCTTGCCTGTCTTTACGTCACGCCAATCCTCTTTAAACCATTTAGTTAAGCCACCTTTAGGTTTACTAACCATAAGTGCCACCACGTTTCTTATATTCACGAACTAACCAAGCTGAACCATATGCACTAGGCCAAGCTTTAAATTTCTTTTTTCCTTCAGCTTTTACTCTAGAATAAAGTGCTTTATTTTTAGGTTTAGCTTTTTTTGACATTACCATTTACCTTGTATAGATCCGTAATAATATATTATACCTATTCCTATACCAGAAACAAGAATAAAAAGAAAGACACCTACTGCCCAACTTATACAAGCATCTACAAACTCTTGCTTTTGGTATACTAGTTCTTGCTGCTGCTTTCTTTGTTTAGCTTCTATTTCAACTATTTCTTTCCAAGCTGAAGGTCCATAAGCAAAACTAATGTACTCTCTTAGTTCTTCACGATATTCTTTTAGCTTTTGCTTTTTTTCCCAGATCTCTAAAGCATTAGCTTGATTATCACTAAACATCTTATACAGAGGTGGCTTTTGAGCCTTTCTCTCTAGAAAATCTAAGTCACTAACAGCTTTAGACCAAGTACCCAAAGTACCAGCCATACTTTGAATATCTTTGCCCATAGAAACGGCTTTTTTAATGCCTGAAAAAGCTGCAGACGCCCCAGCCATAATAGTAAATGGGTCCACAACAACTCCCCCTTCATTGTGTTAGCCTATACCAGGTCTTTCTCTTTCTGGATCTAAAACCTCATACTTTTTTAAGTGACCTTCTAAGTACATAGCTCTCTCAACATGATCTAGCGTATACTTTACACCAGTGTCTGCTTCAATTGCAGTTCTTACGTAGAACACATCTGACTTAGGTATGTGTACACGATCCATTTGTCTTGGATCATTACTAGCTAAAGCTTCATAAAACTTGTCTAAAACATGCTCAGATGCATATAGTTTTATTCTTTTAGCCATTAAAGTCAACACTTATTTGATATTACATAGGAATAAAGTGGTACGTGCTGCAAATACTACATTAGGAGTAAAGGAGGGAGAGATTGTAGTAGCTACTTAAAGCCTTACAACACGTACCAAGGTGGTAACTTATACAAATGGAAAAGGAATAACCAACCAGAGAGAAAAACCACTTGTACTTTTTTTTAGTTACTACGAATATAATAGTTTATACGGAAATAATGGTCAATAGGGTAGTTAAACTTTTTTTAGTTTTTATTTATATTTAGTTAAACTTTCCTAAGTCCACTATTATCATTTAATATACTTTTATTTAGTTTAACTTTTTAGTTCTTACTATCTTTTTTACGTATTTACTATAAAAGTTTAACTATAAGTTACTACTACTACGTAGTTATATCTAAAAAAACTACCTGTGCAACCCCTAAAATGCATTTCTTGTAAGTTTTTTCCTGGTATGTACCCTTTATGTAACACTTTATCCCAGGCAATACTAGATAGGACCGATTCGGTCTTACTTTAAAGTGGTAAACACCTACTACATACGTATATACACCAAAAAAAGGCCAGACTAAAAAATCACTTCTGTGTGTTTATACATATATACTAACGTACCCACCGCCGATGGCCCACGCCACCCCCGACTTGGAACAAAGCGAGAACAAACCGTGAACAAACCAGGTTTTTGTCTATTTTATGGGTGTAATGCATTGTTTTTGCTGCATTTTATAACTGATATAGCTTCAATAAGTGTACAAAATCATAAAGAAAAAGCTTACAAATAAAGAAAATAAAAGATTTTGCTTAATGGATGTACGAACAAGGTATTACTAATATATACCACCCCTCAAAAGCATTGCACGCTATGGTCGCTCTATAAAGTGACGCTACGTAACAATTGCCATTCAAAGTTTTTTCAGTATGCGTTGTAAACATATTCTTTTTTTAAGAGGTACAAAAAAATGTTTATCAAGTTTAACACTAACAGACCATATTCAAAAGACGGGCAAACAATTGTCGCCCACATCTTTAATAAATACACCAAAAATGGCGGTATAGAATATGCTACTATTTTCTTTTATGACTATACTAGAAAAATAGGCGGCACTATGGAATTTGATCTTGAAATAGAAAACTTTAACGAAAAAGAAATATTGTTTAAATATGATCATGGTGATTTTGATGAAGATGAAACACCCAACGCTAAAAATTATTTTTCTAAACATTTAACACTATTCCCTAAACTTGAAATTAAAATGGAGTTTTCACAATGCTAAATCTCGAAACATATAAATCTAATACAGCACGAGACATGAAAGAAACAAAACTTTCAGTCAATTCAGATCAATTCATTTTAGATTGTCGTAATGAAGCACAAAAAGCAATTGAAGCAGCAACCAAAAAAGACGGCTCATTAAATTGGTCAAAGCTTCCTAAGCTTATTGGTCAAAATACTAAAATCAAAAAAGCCGTAGCCCACAATGAAAACGAATTGGAAATATGGGGATTATCACTTGCGCCACATTGGGTCAGCGGATTTAATACGTGCAGCAGTTTTAGCGGTGAGTGTGCCTCAAGTTGTCTTATGTTTTGTGGCATGGGTCAAAAATTCATGGTTGCAAGTGACGGAAAGCACAAAGTCGCAATAGCGCGAATAGTACGTACTATTTTATGGTTCAAATTCAAAGATCAATTCAAAGCAAAACTATTGAGAGAAATAGAAAACAAAGCAAAACTATTGAAAAGCAAAAATGTTGACATGGCATTTCGGCCTAATGTTTTCAGTGAAATAAAGTTTGAAAAGCTTTTTCCTGAATTATTCACGTTATGCGAAAAACTTTCCATTAGTGTTTATGACTATGTAAAAGATATTAAAAGAATCACTAATAACCCAATAAAAAACTATAATATGACGTTTAGCCTATCAGAAAATAATGCTCTATTCATTCCAACGGCGTTAAAGTACGGCTGTAATATTGCGGTCGTGTCGGATATACCACTCAATAAAAATAAAGATAGGACTTACAAGTTTAACCCTCCTAAATATTTAGAAATTGAGGGAATTAAACTTGAAACAATTGATGGCGACCAGCACGACGCGAGATTTTTAGACCTAAAACAAAACTGCTTTGTTGTCTTACGTGGCAAGGGTCAAACTATTCGCAAGGGTAAAACTGGCGGTTTCATGCGTCACGTTGAATTACAAGCATGTTAATTGCTTTATTAATTTATGCAGCATGTTTATTTTTGGCTTGCTGCATATGCTTATTTTTGTATGTTAAATATTAATGTTCATACTTT